AAAAAAGCGCTACCCTAGAATTTCTATTCGGATGAAAACAAAGTACGTCGTAACCTATCAAAAAGCATTTGGTTTCTCTCTGCGTGAAGAGAAGCACTTTACTAACATGGAAGATGCCCAGTGGTTTGCTCGTGCCATGAAACGAGCACAATATATTACAACTATTTTGGAGGAGAAGGAGTGAATTTCTTACAGGATGTAGTTAAGGAGATTGGTAATGAATACGCTAGCCTTGTTAGTGATGGAGTGGCAGCAGGTGATACTTCTGGTTACATTGATACTGGTAGTTACATTTTCAATGCTCTGGTTAGCGGCTCAATTTACGGTGGAGTCCCTGGAAACAAGATCACTGCTATCGCGGGTGAGTCTTCTACTGGTAAGACTTTCTTTTGCCTTGGGATTGTCCAGCATTTTCTTGAATCAAATCCCGATGCTGGGGTAATTTACTTTGAGTCTGAGTCTGCAATTTCTAAAGACATGATTGTGGATCGTGGTATTCCTGCTGATCGTATGATGATCGTGCCTGTGTCTACCATCGAAGAGTTTCGCACTCAGTCCTGCCGTATCCTGGACAAGTATATGGAGCAGGATAAAGACAAGCGTCAACCTATGATGTTTGTACTTGACTCTTTGGGTATGCTTGCAAGTAACAAAGAGGTTGAAGACGTTGCTAATGACAAGCAAGTCCGAGACATGACTAAGAGTCAGTTGATCAAGGGTGCTTTCCGTGTGCTTACCCTGAAACTGGGTAAGGCAAATGTACCCATGCTGGTCACCAACCATACCTATGATGTCATTGGATCATATGTCCCCACCAAAGAAATGGGTGGTGGATCTGGTCTGAAGTATGCATCCTCTACAATCATCTATCTTTCCAAGAAGAAAGAGAAGGACGGCAAAGAAGTAGTGGGCAATATCATTAAATGCAAAGCACACAAGTCTCGTCTCACTAAGGAGAATTCTCAGATTGAAACACGTCTTTATTACGACCGTGGATTGGACAGGTATTATGGACTACTGGAGTTGGGTGAGAAGCACGGAGTATTCGAGCGTAAGGGGAATCGCCTCGTTGTTGGGGAATCTTCCGTTTATCCTTCTGCTATACTTGCTGATCCCGAAAAATATTTCACCCCCGAAGTAATGCAGGCACTCGATGAGGCAGCATCACTGGAGTTTAAGTATGGCCACTGAGTTAAAAGATTATATCAAGACTTATGATGCTGTGATCTCAAGACCCGAGTGCCTTGAGATCATCAAAGCATTCGATCGTGCCATTGAGCATCAGCAGTTTATTGATTCAGATAAGCGTCCATCGTTTACTCAGTTAAATATCACCCAGAGATATAAAGCACAGCAAGATCCTTTTGTTGGTATTCAAGAAAAACTACAAAAGGTTTTCGTTGATTATGTGTCAATGTATATGAAGCAGTTGGATGTTGCTGCAGACTTCCCTGACAAGTATGCCTTTGAGGAGTTTCGGATTAAAAAGTATAACGCAAACTATGATGAGTTTAGAGATCATGTTGACGTTGGAGATTACAACTCTGCCAGGAGATTCTTGGTGGGGTTTATTTATTTGAATGACGTACCTCAAGGTGCAGGAGGAGAAACAGATTTTCCTAAATTGGGGTTGAAAGTTCGTCCGATTGCGGGTAGAATGCTAATATTCCCCCCGACGTGGCAATACCGTCATGCTGGTCGTATGGTCTTGTCGGGCAAAAAGTACATCCTCGGATCCTATCTACACTACCTATGAGCATTGAGAATACGATTCTGAGTAATCTCATTTACAATGAAAGTTACTGCAGAAAAGTAATCCCTTTTATTAAGGAGGATTACTTCACTGGTCAGGGAAGTAAGATTGTATTTACTATTGTCTCTGAGTATGTGAATAAGTATGATGCACTTCCTACAGCGGACGTGCTCACCATTGAGACTGATCAAAGGAATGATCTCAATGAAACATCATTCAAGGAAGTTAATTCTGTCATCTCGTCACTGGTTGAAGAGAAGTCAGATCTTGAGTGGATTGTTGATACTACTGAGAAGTGGTGTCAAGAACGTGCTATCTATTTGGCACTGATGGAGTCTGTGAAGATTGCTGACGGTCAAGATAAGATGAAGGATAAGGGTGCAATTCCCTCTATTCTTTCTGATGCATTATCAGTTTGTTTTGATAGTCATGTGGGTCATGACTATATCGATGACGCAGAATTACGCTATGAGTATTATCACAGAGAAGAAGAAAAGATTCCTTTCGATCTGGAATTCTTTAACAAGATCACGAAGGGTGGTCTTCCGACTAAAACGCTTAACATCGCTCTTGCTGGCACTGGTGTTGGTAAGTCTCTCTTTATGTGTCATGTGGCTGCATCATGTTTACTGCAAGGTAAGAATGTATTGTACATCACGATGGAGATGGCGGAGGAAAGAATTGCTGAGCGAATCGATGCCAACCTCCTCAACATAAACATTAAGGATCTTTCGGGTCTCCCGAAGGTTATGTTTGAAAACAAAGTTAATAGACTTGCAAGTAAGACTACTGGAAAGCTAATTATTAAAGAGTATCCTACGGCATCTGCTCATGTGGGTCATTTTAGGTCTTTGCTTTCTGATCTGTCTCTTAAGCGGAGTTTTAGACCCGATATTATTTTTGTGGATTACCTCAATATTTGTGCATCGCAGAGATTCAAAGGGTCAGTTGTTAACTCCTATACTTACGTCAAAGCAATCGCAGAAGAGTTACGCGGACTTGCTGTTGAGCATGATGTGCCTATCGTATCTGCTACACAAACTACTCGTTCAGGTTATGGTAGCTCTGATGTTGACCTTACTGACACTAGTGAATCCTTTGGTCTCCCTGCTACTGCTGACCTTATGTTTGCCCTTATTAGCACCGAGGAGTTGGAGGGTATGAATCAGATCATGGTGAAGCAACTAAAGAATAGGTACAATGATCCCACCACAAACAAACGATTCTGTGTGGGTATTGACAGGGCGAAGATGAAGTTGTATGATGTAGAGCAATCCGCTCAAAAGGATTTGGTTGATTCTGGACAGGATCATGGAGATGAAGAGGAGCGAATCGACCTCGCAAAACGATTCACAAACAAGAAAACATTTGCTGCACTTAAGTATGATTGATCCTAAGAAGTATGTCGAATTCGTTGATGCCGTCACGTCAAAAGAAAGTAAGGACTATTCTCATTTTGCCGCCCGTCTCTTTGAGCTTGAAAGGGAAGGATTTCATACCGAGCGACTGCTTACTGCTGCTGTAGGTATGTCTGCTGAGGCAGGTGAATTTACCGAAGTAGTTAAAAAGATTATCTTCCAAGGCAAACCTGTGAATGAAGAAAATCTGTTTCACCTGAAGCGTGAGTTGGGTGACATCATGTGGTATGTTGCTCAAGCATGTATGGGTTTGAATATTAGTTTGGATGAAGTAATTCAAATGAATATCGATAAACTAAAGTCACGTTATCCTGGTGGTGAGTTTGATGCTCATTACTCGGAGAATCGAAAGGACGGTGATGTCTGATGTCCGATGAAAACGCTCTGTGGGAAGACATGCGTAGACTGAATGCCCTCTACGAAGAACTTTGTTGGGGGTATGATGACGAATTAGTTTTCACACATGATGGTAAACGTGTCATAATTTATAATAAGACAAGAGAAAATGCTTAGTCTCTGGATCCACCTTTGTGCTTTCTTCCAAGTTGTCATGATGAATTGTATTCAACCCGCCAACTGGCAGTACTGCTATAGGGTGGACCAGTGGTTAATACCAGACCTTGTTGAGGGGTATGAGATCTGGAGAGGAGAGAAGAAACCCTATCAGAATGAGAAGGATTATCTAAATAGTCTTGACGATCCTATCGAGTAGATGGCAAAGTTAAGTAAAGCAGATCTAACTAAAGTCAATAGTAAAACTGGACAGTTAAAGTATTGGTGGCCATTTATTGAAATGATTCATAAAGGCGAATCATTTAAACTCGGTGCCCAAGGTGAAAAGGGTGTCGTTGTTATTGGAGGCAAGACAAATGCAGCAACTAATAAACTGTTGGTGGGTATGCGAAAGTGTATTACCTCGCAGCAGGTAAAAGCATATTTGACAAAAATAGGATTTGAGCTTCCTGTTAAAGGTGGTGCTACTGTTAAGATCACCGATATGTGGAAGGAAAATGTTAAAGAGCAGAAAGAAACTGGGACTGAAGCAAAGATTGGTGGTAGAGAAACCGAAGTTTTTTCTGAAGTATTAGCACAGTTTTGTTTGGCATATGCTATTCATTATGGAAAGGCAGCAAGTGTTAGTAACTGTCTTGTCCGAGAAGGTAATGTAAATAATATTGAGGAGAGTGTGTACTCTGCATGTAAGAAATACATCATCACACCAAGCACATTCAATTTAAACAACGGTACATTTAGAAAGAAACTTGCATTGTTTGCATCTCTTCCTATGGAGAAGACTGCATCTGCTAGTGCTTGGATTGATGCACAAGGCAAAGCAATGTTAAAGTTGAAGGACAAATATAAGATTGGAAAGAATGTCAAGATCTATAATGATAAAATCTTTGACGGTGGATCTTTCACAGCAAACCCATACCTAGCATTTGAAAAGGCAAACACTGGTGTTGGTGGAGATAAATGGAATCCTGCTGATATGTGGGTAATGTCAGGTAAAGGTGTGCAGAAACTAGTACATTTGAATCGTGTTATTAAATCCAGAAAAAAACTGAGTGTGAATGTTGCCAACAACTTCCTTATGGAGCAGTTTAAGTCTGGTGATATCATTCCAGTTTCTCTTAAGAAACCATCTGATCCTGCTCACATTGTTGTTGTCAATAGTGATGAGTTTATTGAGAGAGTTGTATTGGGTAAGACTGGTAATCCTACCATTGAGATTACAACAGACAACCGTGATATGAAGATTAACTTCACTTTAGAGACGGTGCAGATTCCATCAACTAGGGGATTGAGAGGTGCCGCTGCTGCTAGGAGAAGTGGTAATGTTAATGGTAAAGTTGTACAAGGATCTCAGAAACATATCCGTATTAAGTATCACGTTAACAACAAGAAGATTGAGTTAGAGTATACTCAGACAGGACAACCATCTCTA